CTACACCAACGGAATTACCTATGATGAAATTCGCATAGGTGGGTTCGGCGCTTCAACTGCAAATATGTGTGGCGGAATCAAACAAACCCTTCTATTCAAAACCCGCCTTTCTAACGCTTCGCTCGCTTCGCTGACCACATTGTAAGATGGCTATTGTTTATATACATATGAAACCAAACAGCCCAATCAGTAAATACACTTGGGAGGGTCTTAATTTTGTAAAGTTATGAGTAACCAGCACTTTTTAAAATACGGCTTCAAGAACCCAACAGCTTGGGAGACGGCAAAGGCCGAGATTGAAATCACCACCACTAACCCCGAAGGAGAAGAGGTTAAGAGCTGGAACCCAGCGCTTGTTGATGTAGTCTACTACATTGGTAACTTATGTGAGCAATGGGGAACAGATTCAGAAGGGATGCCTGTATGTGAGGTAACGTCTCCTTTGATTAGCGTTGATGTTGTTTGGCACGATGAACCTTTAGCGTCTTGGGCTTCTGCGCTCGTGTGGCCTAACCCCGTTGGTGTGTCATCAATGGGCTATACCCTTGACCAAGAGTACGCCAAAGCGTTCTGCGTGGCTAAACCCGATGCAGCGTATTGTCAACCACCTACGCCTCCTTCTGAATTATGACACGAACTGAATCAGTAGGGGCTACCTTCCTCTCAACAATTATCAGCTGGGTGACCATTGACATCAATCCTTTGTTGTCGGGTCTCGCTTCGGTCTTTGCTATTGTGTTATCTGCCTTCCTCATCTACAAGACCTACCTTGAGATTAAGATTCGCAAAAACCAACTCAAATGAATTGGATTAAGAATCTATTGAGCGAAGGCGATGCCGTAAGCTCAAAACGATTTATTGGCTTGTTGGGTGCTTTGACTCTTTTGGTGATGCTGGTGGTTAATTCCTTCAGCCCTCAAACGATTGGCCCTTCTGATGGGTTGGTGAATGCCGTTTTGGTTTTGACTCTTGGTTGTTTTGGATTTACATCTTTAGATAAGTTCGCGCGTAAATAAATATTAAGTGAAAAGGCTACGCAAGGGAATCGTAAACACATTATCATTTGTAAAACTCAATAGTTTCCAGACAAATGATTTTACCCTAACTTTAACAAAAGTTGTTGGGACGGAGGAACTTGTGCTTTCTTCATTAGCTGACGTATACAGTTTAGATGTTTGTAAGGATTTCATTACTTTGAATGTTGACTTGTTGACAAACAGCCTTGAGGGTGGTGAGTATGTATTGACATTAACAAATGGAAGTAGCTCATATGAGTATCTTGCCCTTGTTGATACCTATACTACTACAAATGGTAGCGGAAGTGTGTACGGAAACACAGTCAAGTTCAGCGACTTGTAAATTAAAGTAATAGGATACAATGGGTTTAGTAGATAATATTCGCGAGTTCTTCGGCAGTTCTTATCAAGGTTATGGTACATATATCGTAGCCACAGAGAACAGCATCCAGACCAACCCGCTTGAGAATTCCATCAATGACCTCAACAAACAATATAAGTTGGGGTATTCCAATGCCGGGAACTATGTGAAGTTCGGTGTGAATGATGACTTCCCTAATGTGTTGGAGCGTATGCTCCGCCAATCACCTGTCCACGCTGGTATCATCACCAAGAAGGCTAAGATGGTATCGGGTAATGGTATTGAGTACAACGTAGAGGCTTTCAAGACACCTCAGAAACAAGCAGAGATTCGGGCTTTCATCAACAACTGCGCTGGCAAGAACAAAGGTCTGTATGATGTCATCGTACACGCAGCCTTCCAGTATGAGTTGATGGGTGCTTTTGCTTTGTATATCAAATGGAACAAGGAGCATACTAAGATTGTAGAGCTGAAGTCATTGGATGCTAAGGGTGTTCGTTTGGCAGAGCCTAATGAGCAAGGTAAGATTACCCACGCTATTATCCGTAGAGCCTTTGGTATCCAGGCAGACGCTATCCAACACAACCAACCAAAGAAGGTTAAGTTGTTTGACAAGTTTGATAAGAGTGCCGTAGAGCAAGTGCTGTATGTTCAGAACCCTTATAGTGGTAATGACTTCTATGGTGTCCCCAACTACATCTCTGCATACAACTATATCGCTTCCGACTTTCAGTTCGGTAAGCACATTGAAAATTCTGCTGCAAATGGATTTAACCCTAAAGTCCTTGCTACGTTTATTGGTCGTAATATGTCCAACGAACAGCAGCGTGAGGAGTATCTGAAATTCAAGGAATCTTTTACAGGTCCCGAGGCAGATAACTTCATTATTTCTTGGGTAAAAAAGGAGGAGGATGCGCCTAAATTCACTCCTTTGGATGTTCAGAACTTGGATAAGACGGTAGATACACTAGCTCGCTTGAACGACTCTAAGATTCTTACCGCACACAACGTAACATCCCCAACCCTTTTTGGCGTAATGGTTTCTGGTAAACTCGGAGGCACTGGTAACGAACTTATCAGCGCATATCAAATCTTCCGAGCGACAGAGACCTTGCCTAACCGCAAGTTGCTGATGGACTCTTTGAACCGCATCTTGGGAACTGTTGGATATGAGAAGATTGATGTTCAGATTCTTGAGGAAGTAATCAATCTACAGAATATCAAAGGAGCAAATACTTCAGACATTAAAACAGTAGCGTAATGGTAAATGTTATTTTCATTGACGATAATTATTTGTACAAGAACTTTCCTGTACCAAAACGCTTAGACCGAGGTGCTGTATTGTCTGTAATCCAATTGGAGCAGTACACTTCTTTGCAAGATATTGTCGGCACTTGTTTATATGACCATATCGAGAATGCTGTAGACACCCAAACGCTCACCTCTGCGGAGGAAGAGTTGTTTAAGATTATGCAGTATTCCCTGTGCTTGTTTACCGCTAAGAGCATCATCTCTATCTTGCGTACGCAGTTTGGTGCTACCAAGAACGAGGAGGCTGAATTAGGTCAGTACTCTTTGGATGCTATTGCCTCTACTATTGAGAGCAAGGTGGCGTATATCAACAAGCGTATGTTGGACTTCATCAAGAACGATGCTACCATCTACGCTATTGCTACGGCAGCGGATTGTACTGGGGACTTGTTTGATGCGGATGATGTATACCAAGGTTCTGTCTTCTATCCTTTGGATGGCATCGCTCCTAACACCTGTGAGTAATGGCTAAAGGTCAAACGGCAACCTCGTATGTAAGCAAAAGCAAGAAGCGGGGTAAGCATTCTAAGAGTGCCTCTGAAAATAAGAACTCCAAGCACTATAAAAAACCATACAAGGGACAAGGCAAATGATGCTCTCTAAGAACTTTTCTCTTGCTGAGATGACTCGTAGTACCACAGCACAGAAGAAACGCATTGAGAACGTCCCTAATGCAGCTCAAATCGAATTCCTTCGTGAGTTGTGTGAGAAGGTTCTACAGCCAGTGCGTGATGAGTTCGGTCCTATCCATATCTCTAGCGGGTACAGAAGCCCTAAGTTGAATGTGGCTATTGGTGGTTCTTCTAGCAGCCAGCATTGCGCTCTACGAGGAGCTGCTGCTGATGTAGATATGGGGGATAAGAACAAAGATATTTTTAATTTCATCAAAGATGAACTTATATTTGACCAACTTATTTGGGAGTTTGGTTCTGACGAAAATCCATCTTGGGTACACGTTTCGTACCATTATGGACATAATCGCAAACAAATCCTTAAAGCAGTAAAAATAAATGGAAAAACAAGATACATCCCCTTTTGATAATTGGCTAAATGAACTTGAAGAAATTGAAACCCCAAACGCTTGCTCTATCGATAATCCTGAGTGCGACTCTTGCGGTAGTTAATGGATGCGGTATTGCGAAAAATACCCCAGAGAATGTGTTTGTACGGGACACGGTGATTGTAACCAAGGAGCGGAAACTAGTAGACACTCTAGTGGTTCGGAATTGGGACACGATAACGACAATAAAGGACAACGTACGCGTAAGACTCGTAAGGGTAAATGATACCATCTATGTAGATGCAGAATGCCCTACAGATACTTTCATTGTAAATACAGTGACCATCAAGAATGTAAAGGAGGAGAATCCTAAACGGGGATGGGAGTTTTATATGGGTTGGGCGTTTGCCATACTGGCAATGCTAGTGATAATTAAGACTGTACTTAATAAAGTACTAGAATAAAAAAGGGGGCTTAGGCCCCCTTCTCTTTTATAAATGCATCCCATTTTTAGTTACGATGCTGATGCCCCACCACAGCCAACCGATGCTAATACATCTTTCGCATATTGCTGAGTCGTAGGTGAACGATATGTGCGGAAGTAAATGTACACTTCCCACAAACTTAAATGCTTCTATTTCCATTATGGTACGGGTTGAATGTTTACGTTTCTAACTGATACATTCCAGTTAATCTTTTCTACAAAGGACCTTGCCTCTTCTCTGGTGTCAAAGTCTTTCTCTCTTTGTTCCCATTTTGCCTTTCCATTTGGAGTCTGGTCAAAGTAGGTGTAGTGGACTCGGTATTTCATTTGATGTTAAATCCCATCATTGTGGGCTTATTTTACACTTTGTGGGTCATTTACTTTACACTTTGAGCCGTATTTGTTCTTTTTATGACTCATAATACTGAGTGGGGAGGAGTGGCTTCCATCATCCGTTATAATCCACCACCCCTCCAACTACCAACTCATAGCCAAGATATGTGTTTCCAGTATTGATTCACTGTACTCTTGCGAACCCCATCGCTAGACCCCAGGGCCTTACGCTTCTTGCGATAATCCACATAACAATCCTTACATCTCCCCTTGTAGTATGAGAAGACTCCGTTCTTCTTCTGAGGACTAAAGCACTCTATAGGTTTTGTTTGGTGGCAAGTGTTGCACACTTTTGATTCTACTGATTCCATACCATTAGTTTCTATCTAACCATCTGCGATACATATTCGCTGCAACAGCTAATCGCTGAGGATAGAATGGATAGTATCTTTTGAGACGTGCCATAGCGATACGCATAAACTGCTCACTCGATGTCTTGCTCTTCTTCGTCATCCCAAATTTGTGCTGAGTTTGGATTTTGGTTGAAATAGTCAAAGTAATGCTCACCCGAATTATCGTTGGGCATAGTAATGTCTATTCGTTTGAAGGCCCCTGTCTCTTGGTTATCAACGAATTCTTGGGAATCCCCTAGGTCATCCCAGTACAAAAACCGCATATCATCTCCAGCTCCCATAACCCTAAAGTTAAAAAATATATTGCAAAAAACAAGGGGCCTAAGCCCCTTGCTATTAACCTTTTAAACTTTCCTTCCACTTAGTTGAACACACAGCAAACCGCTGTCCAGTTTCGGGATACTCGGAATTCATCGTGTCATCCCCCATACATCTAGCAATATAGTCAACTCGTTTCTCTTTGTCGTTCGGTGTAGGTATCGGCATTGTTGTTTTGTTTATAAAGGTAAATAAAGCCACATAGGCATTCCTTCCCCTCGCAACTGCAAGAGGGATTAGAGTTGAAATAACCAGTGTCGCTATTCATAATTTACCAATTTCCGATATGTAAACTCAGCAATAATTGCAGAGTAAATGGAGTAAAAAGGATTCATTCCGACAAGGTAATATCCAATCAAGGAACACCAAAAGGTCATACAAAGTACGCAATTAAACGGCTTGTATGGCAATACCTTTTCGATAAAATATCCATAGGGTTCAAACGTAAATAAGAAGGCGAACATAAATGATACACCAATCACAGTCAACCAAATCTCGTAATAATTCATAATCTTTCGCTAATGTTATCGTCTTTAATATATTTTTCGTACCGCACTTTGCGTACGCCATCTTCAAAAATAGTCATAGGTCCCTTCATCTTATGCCCATACACATCGCTCCACTTCAACGAGGTCATCTTATTGTACATCGCTGAGTAAATCATAGATATGATTAGGTTGGCGGCACTTCTGCCTGGTGCATAGTAGTGTAAGAACTTCTCACATACGCGCATAACAGCTTCATCTACAAGGGATTGCAAAAGCTCCTCATCTCCCCTAGTATAGAAGGAGTGTTTGGCTATCTCTATAGACCTATCCATAGTAAACTTACCAAGGAACTCAGTCATATGCCCTTGCTCTGCTGACTTACTCGCTTCGTTTTCTACCTCCTCTTTGCAATACTTCCTCTTTTTCAATGTTCGTTAAGATTGCAAGTATGTCTGGCAAGTAGTCGGCAAGTTCCGTTGGTCTAACCCTAAGGTCTTTTCCGATGCCCACCAAGGTGATAGGTTGCTTATTGTCAAATCTATACTTAATTGATTCATATAATTCTATAATGAAATTAGCCTCATCAGAGGTCATAATTTCGTAATAATCTTCATCCATTATCATCGTTGTAGGGACGAATAATCTTGGCGAACTCGCTATCAATCTTAGCAATCTCGTCAATCAAATCGTTCTCTATTTTATATGCCCGCTTCATCTCCCCGAATGTTGAGTCCTTACCTGTATTGGCAAACTCAATTGCCATCATATGCATATGCTCATCTATCTGTTTCTTGACGGACGGATTTGTATAATATTGCAGTTCCTTTTTCATCGCAGTTTGTAGTTTTGACATTTGATAGTAGTAATGTAGTGATTCTTCTCTACTTCTTGGTCGAACCTAAGCCGTACTTCTTTAACGTACTTTGGGCCATCATCCTTAATACAACCCATTTCCACGAGAGTATCCGATAGAAACTTTGACACAAGAATACCATTGTCAATATCAAGGCGGCTATTGTAACGAATATCCAGAGAATAGGTCTCGCAAGTAAAACCATCAATCTCTTCAAGTCTCTCCCTAATAATTTTCTTGTAGTCATCTTTATACTTTTTTCTAACTGCCCAATGCTTTCCCGCATAAATCATATTTAGGGAGGGTGGTTTGGGAAGGTCAATAACTATATCTACAATATCCACTATTCCAGTAACTTGAGTCCCTTCTTAATGGATAGATAACCAACAACCTTTTCTACCTTCTCCCTGTTGGAGAAGTGTGAGGTCTTGGGCATAAGTCGTACCTCCCATTCGGGAGTGGGCAATGTGCTAAGGTTAAAAACAAAGATGCCCTCTGGCGTAGAGTTCACATAGTAGGGTTTAGTCCCGTACTCTGTGGCTCTTGCGAGAAGGCTATCGTACTTATCCTTTTCTATCAACAAATCATTGTAATGCTTTTGCCGACACTTGAGTTCTAAGTCAATGTTCTTTGATTCGCTGTAGCAATCGTATTTGGAGTACTGATGTTCAGAAGGCTGTAGGTCTTTTATGTACCGAGCCTTTAGGAAATCGAAAAGCTCTTGTTCATTTTGTATCATTATTCTCCTTTAGGGCTATCTTCAGCAGTATCAAATAACCTATTAAATCGGAGACCGTATCTTCAGTTTTATCGTTAATGCCTTTATTCTTAATACGCATAATCTTATCATCGATACGAGCGCACAAAGAATCTACAGCATTGCCTTTGGAAAATATATTAACTGGCTTGACAGCCGAATCGCCATACGCTTTGTTCTTCTCAGAAAGAAGAGTACCAATTTCGTTTACGATAACCCAAATCTTTTCCTCTGTCGTAGTCTCCATCTACACAAACATTAACAAATTACTCTAAAAATTCAACCTCGAATTTATACACCATCTTCTTGTCAAGATATTCAATCACCAATCTACCATTTGTAGGATTAAAAAAGACATACCTCTCAGCGTGTCCAGTATAGTCTGACACATCAAACTTATACTCGTTATCGTTGAGGATTAAGTCACCATCCTGTGTGACTTCGCAAGAGGTTATTTGGGGGACATTGAACTTGAGAAACATACAAATACAATTCCCCCAACTCCTCTTAATCTCCTTAACCAAACTGTGGTCTGGCGTATTGCTTTTTACCATCTTGGTCTATCTCGTAATATCGGTTAGTCATCTTGTCGTAATAAAGATAGAGACTTCCCAACTTACCGACAATCTTTGGTTTTGCTTTTACTACTGTAACTTTCACTTGGTTTGGTTCGTAGGGAACCCCTTCCTCATCTTCCATACCATAGGGGCATCGCCATATATTGATAATCATCATACCCTTACGAGACCATTGCATACCACCCGCAATATCATTCATCGTAGGAACATCTACATAAGGGATGCCGTTCTTGTACTTCGCTTGTTGGTGTTTGGTGTGTACAGTAACGATGGTGTGGTAGTCGTTCTCTGAGGAATGCTTACGGACCTTTGTCAGCACATTACCAATAGCAATATCATCACGCACTCCTTGCGCCACATCGGTCTTGATTTCTGTGAATGGGTCAACGCAACATCCATCAATCTTGACTTGGTACTTGTTCTCAATCTCCTCCACAGCCGAGTAGAATCCTTCGATGTTAAGGTCTCTGAGTCCTGAGTCTACGATAAAGAAATGCTTGGACACGAAGTCAATGGCTTTGTCGGCCTCCTCATCCGTAGCCATCATCTTGTCGTTTACAAGGAGGGGCTTACGGAGATACACCCAACAGAGTTCAGCGAACACCTCTACTGGTGCGCCTGTCTCTGGAGAATATACTGCCCACTTCCAATCCTCATACTCGGAAAGGTTCATCATAATCTCAAAGGTGAATTGTGATTTACCTTGGTGCGCTCCCGCATAAATGTATGTGGTGCTTCCGCGCTTAACGGAATACTTGTCGAACAAGGAATCGAATCCTGTCCAACAGCCTTTCTTTACACCCTCATTCCGTAGAGTGAGGATGGAATCCTTGAGCATATTTGCAAAAAGTGCGCAGCA